GCCTTGTGAGCAATCTTAATAGCCTTCTTAAGAACTGCGGGTTTGATTTCTAGTTCTTCGGCAATGGCTTTGACTGTGTCGTTTAGGCCTGCGGTGAGATCATCGATTTCGTGTAGAGTACGCATACCCTCGTTGATAATCTGCGTTAGCTTGATCTTTTGTTCACCGTTGAAAGTTTTAACGTCCATTGAAGTTCTCCAAATAAAGTTGTATTGTAGACAGTTGATTACTAAAAAGCAACTGGTTTATTCCCAAATGACCATTTTAAATCGTTCGTTTACTATGCCAAAGTAACGACACTTCCATTCGCTTTGAGCAAAGAAATCTAAATGGTGCCACTGGTCTTTTTGTGCAAGTAGACTAGCGCCAGCATCGTCCCAGTCGACAGCCAGTAACTTTGATTCGGCTTTGACTTTGAGTTCTTGTATTTCATTGTAGTCAAATCCGTCGTACTCCCAATGTAAAACTTCAAAGGCATTGCCGTTGCTGTCTACATAGTCCATGGAAAAGTCCAATCCCCATTTAGGACGTATGGCTATTATTTTATACAGCAATGGAAGTTCCTTGGCCCAGACTTTTAGTTCCTTTAGAGCATCCCCGGCGTAGCCTTTGCGTTCAAAGAGTAAACTGTGATTAAGCACTGCGCCTTCGATCTTATCTTTTTGTATTATCCAGTTTTGTTTTAAGGAGTATCTGTGCTCTCTGTGAGCTTTCACATTTGATCCGGCAAAGTGTTGCTCTATGACAGTAAGGTCGTAGCCATTTTGATCAAACAGTTCTACGTCGCTGGCACAGGGCTTGTAGATTAACTTAGCTATCGGACGACTCCAGTATCCGTCTGTGCTAAAATGATTGTCAGTGACTGATAGATCTTTCATAACAGAAATAGTGCTCACTTTGGACATCACGGTAGCGAATCGCTAGTCCGCCCAGCAGCCGGGCCACACGGTCCTAAGGCAGTGTGTTCTTTAGTTTAAGTAGACCCAGCCACTTAAACATGTTTATATACATCCAACCTATGTCAAACTCAAACCACTGTCGGCTTAGTTTAGGGCTAGCAGGTTGGAGATGATGGTTGTTATGTAACTCCTCGCCTCCCACAACAATGCCCCAAGGAACAATATTACGGCTGTGATCAGATGTCGATCCATTTCTATACCCCCACCAGTGTGCTAGTCCGTTGATGACTCCTGCGGCCCAGAAAGGAATCCAGATCATTTGTATGCCCCATATCAGGGCGCCAACCCAACCGAATAGCCAGCAGTTGAGCACAAGGAGAATGCCAATGCCAAGTCTACTGTGAGGCTGGTATAAGTGAAGCTCCAGCCAATCAGCAGGAGTGCCAACACCATATGCGTTAACCATATCTTTATCTTTTGACGCTGCATGATATAATAGTGCTCCTTGTGTTAATACCCGCCATAGACCAAATACGTGTGGGCTGTGCGGGTCCCCTGGCTCATCGCTGTGCCTGTGGTGCTTACGATGTATGGCAACCCATTGTTTAGTAACCATACCCGTTGTGAGCCATAGCCAGAAACGCATCGAGTGCCCAAGTACGGGATGAAACTCTATACCCCGGTGTGCTTGTCCTCTGTGTAAGAATACTGTAACGCACACAATGGTTATATGTGTTACTACCAGGGTATAGATTAACGCAGACATCAATGGAACTGGTCTGCTTCTGTTGAACTCTTGTTAGCAACAGTGCTGGTAGCACCAACAGCTTCACTGATAAGATCAAAGTAACCAACACCAACTTCACGTTGATGTTTGACTGTGGTAAAGCCACGCTCTTGTGCAGCAAACTCGCGTTGTTGCATTTCGCTGTAACCGGCCATACCACGTTCTTTATATGCTTCTGCCAACTCGAATGTGGCCAAGTTAACGCTATGGAAACCTGCTAGTGTAATGAACTGGAACTTGTATCCTAGTTCACCTAGTTCTCGCTGGAATGTCTCACACTCATCTTCGCTCAAAAACTTACGCCAATTAAAGCTAGGACTGCAATTATAAGCAAGCATTTGATCAGGAAACTCGGCGTGGATAGCATCTGCGAATTTCTTAGCTTGTGCGATATCAGGTGTACTAGTTTCAAACCATAAGAGATCAGCGTAAGGGGCATAAGCAAGACCTCTGCTAATACAAGCATCGATACCATTTTTAAATTTGTAAAAGCCTTCTTCAGTACGTTCATTGATAATAAAATCCTTGTCCAATGGATCGTGGTCTGACGTGATCAGTGTAGCACTTTCTGCGTCTGTACGTGCCATAATAACTGTGTCAACGCCAGCAACGTCTGCGGCTAGTCGTGCTGCGTTTAGTGTGCGAATCATTTGACTTGTTGGCACAAGAACTTTGCCGCCAAGATGTCCACATTTCTTTTCACTTGCAAGTTGATCTTCAAAGTGTACACCAGCAGCACCAGCTTCGATCATAGCTGACATTAGTTCGTAGGCGTTTAAGGCACCACCAAAGCCGGCTTCTGCGTCGGCAACAATAGGAAGGAAGTAGTCGGTGTGATCCATATTTGAATAACCCGATTCAACGTATTCCATGTGTTGAATTTGATCTGCGCGACGGAAAGCATTGTTAATACCTTTGACAACACGGGGTACACTGTCAACGGGATATAAACTCTGATCGGGATAGGTTTGATTTGCTGTATTATTGGCACCAGCAACTTGCCAACCGCTAAGATAAATGGCTTTTAATCCGGCCTTGGCATGTTGTACTGCCATCTGACCATTGTAAGCACCTAGTGTATTGATATACGGCTCAGTTGCCAATAAGGTACGAAGACGTGCAGCGCCACGCTTGGCTAATGTGTGTTCGATTTGTACGCTGCCTTGTAGACGTTGCACTTGCTCTTTTGTGTAGTTACGTTTTTTCATTTGGTTCTCTTGAAAGTATTAGTGTTAATACTTATATCTAAAATTTAGTCTTGATCTTTTTGTGAGATTGCTCTTAGTTTGTGTGCTAGTGCATTAATGTCAACTGGTCCACGCTCACGCTCTTGGTCACTGGCTTTTTTGGCCATACGCTTTACCATATTCTGGTATTCGTTGTCATAGTCGGCTTCGTCCTCTTCACCTTCTTTGAACCAGTTTGGTCCACCTAGGCTGGAAGATTTAGTTGGGGTCATTGGGGCCTTGACAAGGAAGTATCCTTCTTTGGCCAAATGGGCCTGAACATCTCGTTCTGGTGCATTAAATGTCTGCACCACTTGTCCATTGGAGATTAGTTGGAAAGACTCACCATCTTGATGTAGGGTAAAAGTTTCTCCCTTTTTTCTATAGGTTAGGTCTTGTTGTCCGGGTACTGTGCCAACTCTAGAAACAAACTTCTTTGGTGCAGCCGGAGCAGTTTTAAAGAAGTTTAGTTCATCTAGTTGTTCGTCATCTTGATTCATACTAACCTCTTCATTGCTCTGGCCCTTGGCAATGTCATCCAACTCCCTGACAAATACGTCAAGAAGTTCTTTGGCAGCGCCATCCCCCCACTCTAGACTTTTAACAATGGCTTTTGGTCCTTGGGTTTTTGCCTGTTGGGCAATATGGCTGGCCAGTTTTGGAGTCAGATGTGGCAGTCCTTCTGGATCACCTTCGTTCTCATTGGCCTTTTCTTTTCTAGCATCCAACTTGTTAAACGCACGACTGAATCCTGCTACACTCTTGTTACGCTTGGCTGCGCTACGCTTGGTAGGATCTTTTTCATGCTTCTGTGAATCGGCATCTACTTTGGTTAGATAACTTGTTAGTGTTTCGTCGCTGACTTCATTGACACCTTGCTTCTTCAAATAGCCATATGAACTTACGAAGTCACTAGGGAAATCTTCATCACGGAAAATACCTTGTGCCCTTGATCCTAATTCTCCTTTGGCTATTTTATAACCAAGATTTAGTATTTCATTTTCGTCTGTGAGGTCAGGATTCGTATCAAATACTTGCTGTGCTAGTTGCTCATAATAGTAGGCACCGAACTCAGCGCCTTCTGCCACGCCCGACTCTTTGTATTTCTTCCAACGATCTACTCTATGACCACATTTACAAGTCACCTTGCCTTGCATATCGTCGTGTTGACTACGCTCTTGATACTTACCCCGCTTACACTTTTCGCAAGTTTGACCAGTCATATCTTTATTTTCAGCCTCTTCTGCCACACCTTGGTCCAAGTTATAACGGCGTGGGTTTGAACGACCCAGACCTTTAGGTCCCATTGCATGTTCTAATCCGGCGTAGAATCCCGCATCATATTGCGGATCGTCACTGTGTTGGTCATTGTATTCATCTTCAACACCATCATTCCAACCCACTTTATACATGTGACTTACTGCTGGTTTAACAGGCTTTGATTCTGGGGACGTTGATGCTGTGACACCAGTGTGCATATTTCTGTAGTTGCCATTGGGCAGTTTAATCCACTTCTCTCCGCCTTCGTCAATGTTAGGATTACGCCAACCCTTGTCCACTTTTTCAGCATTGCTCATGCCTTTTGTTGGGGGTCGTTCTGCCTTCGCCTTCTGACGCTTTGCCCAACGCTCTTTGTTGCGCTCTACTTGTGCAGGGCTTGCTTTCTTTTCTTTGCTTAGGTCACGATACAGTGCTTTACCCAGTGCGCTAGTATGTGGGTTCTTTTCGCCTTCCGCCACACCCTTCCAATCAGTTTCGCCACCTAAATCATCAATATACATTGCTTGCTTGATGATGTTTAGTAGATATTTCTTGGCTTCTGGTGTAGGCGCCATTTTAGCATATTGTTTTGCTGTGTAATCATCACCGTTCTCCAACGCATCTCTAACATCTTGCTCAAGGCGAGTTGTGTCAGGGTCCCATCCTTCCGCCACACCTTGCTTCTTGCCCTGTTCATAACCTTTCTTGTATTGGCTATGCTCTTGTTCTTCACCTGGCTGGTCATATGGATTATCATATGCTCTGCCTTTTTTAGCGTCATCACGACCTTGGTCATATGGAGTTGGCATACCAGGATTGCCAGTACCCTTCAAGCCTTCCGCCACACCTTGCTTTAGACGCTTGCCAGCAATGACTTCAACACCGTTGATTTCCAATGGATACCAATCCTGAGCCGCTAAAGCATCAAATATATCTTCTAAAGAACTGGCTTTCCATTTTAGTTTTGTTGGCTTCTTTAGTGCGTTGCCTTTGTCAAGTGCTAATATGTTATAAATCTGTTCAGAGCCTTCGGCCACACCTTCCGCTTCAAAATCTCTACTGGTAAGAGATAGGGCATACTTGATATACTTGTCGTTAAACTTTAGAATGCTCTTTAAGTGTTCAAGACCGTCAGGCGTAAATGTCTGTGCCTTATGATCCCACATACCGTATTCGTCACTCAATCTACTTACAATGTTCTGAATCTTGCCTTTGATTTTGTCGTCAATACCAAAGAATCCTTCCGTTACACCTTGATCTGACTGTAGATCATTTAGGATGTCTTTGAGCTCCAACGCTGCTCGGCCTAAGGTAACTGGATCTTCTTCGGTAATGATACTGTCAATATCGCCTTCGTAACGGTCCCACAACTCTGCCCAGACAGGGGCACGATCATTTAAATAGTCCAGGGCATCATCGCCCATGTCGTAGATTTCATTGTAGATGCGTCCGATGATTCTACCTAGTTTGCGGCTTTGCGGATCGTTGCTTTCTGCTACACCTGCTTTTTTCTTTTTAGCAATGGCTATGGCCGCTTGCTGTGCGGCATTTGCAGCTTCATTGGCATTAGGCACACAGTTAGGTACTGTACGACCATTTTTCTTTTTTGTTCCTACCGGATGATATCCCTTCCAGCAGGGGTTCTCTGTGCGAAGACTTTCACTTACATGAGTGCAGTTACAGGGAGTTTGCCCACATACTGTACACATATCACGGCCTAGGCCGCCAAACATATCCTGAACACGCATATTATACTCCGCCTTGTGCTTGTTTTAGTAGACGATCATATTGACTCTTCAATCCAGCATTGGCCTTGATCTTATCTAATGCATCTTGTTCGTCTGGTGTTAGTTCTTCTCCTGGTTGAGTTGTTGGAGAAGTAGTCTTGGTAGCAGGTGCTCCTGCGCTTGGTGCAGCTGGCGCTTTGCCGTTGGGATTAACTGGATCAGGCTTGGTGCTTAATGCAGCCTGTTGAGACTTTGCGGCTGCAACACTGCCTAGTGCGCTACCATCGGCACCTAGCTCGCTGACTATTTGTTCAGTGGTTTGACCAACAATGGCATCATAGTCTTGCATGGTTAAGACACGGCCTTCGCCGCTTAACTCGATAAGACGTTCAGATACATCGTGCAGGTCCATGTCTGTTTGTGCATCTTCGCGAGCATATTCAAACAGACGAATCATCAATGGAACATCCATAGTAACTTTGTCTGCGGGATTGGCAGCTTCTGTGACGCCTTTGCTTAGTAGTTCTTTGGCTCTTGTTAGTTCTTTAACCTGAGACAAAAGCTGTTCATATTTTTCTTTTCCTTGGCGCCAAGTGTTTCTGGCACCATATTGGTAGTCTTGATATGCAGACTGCATGGCTGGCTTTAGGCGCTCTATTTCGGCATCAATGTCCACACCAGCATATTTGTCTCGTAGGCTTTGTTCAGCCGCAGCACGCTCTTTGCTGGCTCGAGCCTGTTGTTGTGCCATTACTCTGGTACCAGCACGATCGATGCCCGATGATCTTGTAAGTGCTTTTTTAGCATGACGTGCTCGCTCTTCAGGGTCATTGGCAAATGCCGCAGACATCTGTGATAAGGCTCTTGACTTTTTGGCCTTGGTCATGTAATCGCCTAAGCTGACTTCATCTATTTCTTCTTTTTCGTCTTCAAGCTTTTCTTTTTGCTTTTCTTCTTTTTCTTTGGCCTGCACGTCTTTGAAGTCTTGATACTTCTTGGACAACACATCTTCTAGTGTGGTATCTTCACCGACTAGACGCCCTTTAAAAGGATGTTCAGTGCCATCAACTTCGGCTTGGTCTGTGCCGCGAACTTGGTCACCAGGCTTTTGCCCTACTTCTTCTCCGGCAAACTGATTCTTGCCTTCCATTAACTTTACTAAGTTGATCATGTCACTGTTGTGGTTCATGACTTTTTCCTTTTAACAATTTTCTTTTTACCAAACAGCAATGGCATGGCAGCTCCGCCGATACTGGCAGAACCAGTGGCTCCTGCGCTGGCGTTCTCACCTAGCTGCGGTTGTTGCCCGCTCATTAATTCATATTCTAGCCACTCACGTACTGTGCGAACATAGTCGTTGGCAATGCTGATCTTTTCGCTGGCCCAGCCATCGATACCATTGGCTTCGGCAACATTTTTTAATAGCTTGTGCAGTTCAATGGCATTTTGTGCGATGTGATAGCATTCTTCGCGGGCCATTTGTACTTCGTGATCGCGATGCATGGCCTGGGCATCGTCGGCGATCTGTACAGATTCTTTGATAAAGTCAGTGGTCTTCATAATAGTATATTTATTGGCTTAGTTTCTGTTGCATTATGTGCAAAACTTGTTCGTTGTAGTTACCAAACAGGTCTTTGACAATGGCACGTTGTTTCTCTGGAGTGGCGTTGGCAAACTGGGCGCGAACTTCTGTGGCGCTACGCATGGGTTTTCCCATAACAGAAAAATCAAAGGTGGGCACAGTTAGAATATAACCATGACGATCTAAGGTTTCCATTTGGTCTGGATTACCGGGCATGGGTTGGAAATAGGCTGGTGTGCCGTCTTTTTTAGTAAAACTGGCAAACCGTGGATCTTCTGCCATGTCTTTTTCGCTAACAGCAAAGACTAACTTGGTACTCTTAGGGTCGTATTTGGATACTAACTCTAAGGCACGATACGGTTGGCTGGTCTCTACGACACGATCTAGATGTACCCCGGTAAGAGCCATGAACTGTGCCTTATCGCTGAAGCTAAATGGGCTCTTTGGCTGTTCTACTTTGTTACTAGTAGCGATAAAAACAGCGTCCCGGCCGTAGCGTTTAACCAGCCAGTCGTAGACAGCTTTGTGTCCCTTATGAAAGGGCTGGAAACGACCCGGGTATACTACCAAGGTGTTTGCAGCCCGTCCTTCAAATAATTCAGCAATAAACATATATCTTCCGTTTATTGCTATATTTAGTGTTGTTAAGCGTTTGCTGGTTCTGCTTCCTGTGGTTGAGCAGCCCGTTTAGCGGCGCTAAAGTCCGGCATCTTGCTCAAATCGCCTTGATATTCGTAGTGACCCACGTGGTTTAGCAATACTTTGCTGTGCGCCCAGATTTCGCCGCCAAGCTTTTGCCAACGACGGCAGAATAACCAATCCTCACTTAGGTAGTGCCCTCGTTCGTCAATCGCTACATCAAATATAGCGTACATCATTGGTTCAAACTGCTTACCAAGTCCGACATCATCGACGTACTTGGTTTCTGGGTGTGCAGCAATCAGTTTCTCGTAGACACTGCGACGGAACAACAGGAATCCTGTGCCCATGGTGTCTACTGTAAAAATGTCACCTTGGATCTTGGTCTGTGGCAGCAAGTTGATAACATAGTTACTGGGAATACTTTTCTTGGGATATAAGCCGCCGATAACTTCCTTTTCAAAACTCAGCATCTGGAAGATACTTTCTGGTTGGAAGCGAATGTCGGCGTCAATGAACATAAAATGTGTGGCCTTGTCATTGGTCATCATTTTAGCCATTAGGTTGTTACGTCCCCGGGTAATCAATGACTCGTTGACCATGGTGTCTAGGCTCCACTGTAGTCCCATTCTGCTGGCCATTAGGATAAAACGTAGCAAGCTGGTCATTGTGGGTTCACTGACCATTCCTCCGTAGCAGGGAATACCAATATGCAAATGAATCTTGCTAAAGTCGTAGGGAGTTCCGGGCTGTGCTTGAGCAACAGGCTGTTGCTGGGTCTGAGCATTACGTTTCATCAGATCTTGGATTTTTTGAACTACTTCAGTGGCGTTTGAGCCGGGTAGATCTATAGACTGGTTTTCAGTGGTCATTGATTTCTTTCTTAGTTGATTAGGCTTTATTGACTTCGACAACAACACCGTTGCCAAGTAATTCTTCTGCTACACTAGATAAAGCGACCATGATGTCATCGTTGACAATGTCGCTGTCGGCTGCTGTGTCTGAATTTTTGTGTAGTTTGCTTACAGTGATAACAATCACTTCTTCTTGAATACGTGCCATGGTGAACTCCTAGATCTTGATAGTCTGACAAGTAGAATATTTATCGACTACAACTACCTCATGAATATTTGACACTATTCCTGCTTCGATGATGTTTAGCATAGTAGCAATGTCCGGGTCGTTGGCATAGATCCAAGCACCCCAGATAAACGGATAGGGCTTTTCTAGATTGCGCCAAACACCGTCACTGACCCGTATTTGGTCTTTGATCTGTTCTAGGTAGCCACACAAGGCTGCTTTATTTTTAAATGTACCGTCCCTGAGCACAATCTTGTACTTGTACCCTGGATCAGTTCTGGCAATAATACAGTTTCGATCCAATATTTCTTTTTCTGCGGCCGTGGTACGTGTAACGGTATCAATGTTCCCTTGCCAATCCTTTAATATAGTATTGGCCAGCTCTATTAGTTTTTCTTCTGTTTCGGCATAGACAGTGACGTAGGGTTCCTCGACTCGCAGTCGAATCTGATCTTGGTATTGATCTTTGATTGATCTAAAAGCTTCTAACTGTGCAGAATCTATTTCGTCTATGCGCTCTCTAGTTGCACGCCAACTACCTCCGTAGTTAAAATGTCTATGCAACATCTGCCTCTCTACTATTGCCGCGGGAATATCTCCGTCACTGTGAATAATACGTCCGCCGGGGCAAAAGTATTTTACGGTATAGTAGAATCTACCAAACATTCTCTTTTTGGTAGATTTTATTACAACTTTATGATTAAATTTAGTCCAGTCGAATATAGCCATTGATGTCCACGCTTGGTAGTTCTGCCGCTACGTAGGCAATCACGTCGAACTCAAACTGGCCGTTCTGGAAGTCTACATTAACTACACTTCCATCTGCTAGTCCTTCGAATAGGATTTTCTTACTAACGGGAACCTTAATAAGGTCATTGATTGTTTTGGCCAAAGGTCTTGCGCCCATTTTAGCATCAAAGCCCTTGGCAATAAGTTCGTCTGTGGCAGATTCGCTGACACGAACTTTGATACGTTTTTCAGCTAAGAGTTCATTCATTTCATTGACAAACTTGGCCACAATTTTACGCAGGCTAAACTGATCTAGCTTGTTAAACTTGCAGATGCTGTCAATACGATTACGGAACTCGGGTCTGAAGAACTCCTTAACAGCACGATCGTCTTCACCGCTCTTTTGCAGTTCTCGACCAAAGCCGATGTTATTCTTTTCGTTGTCTGCGGCACCCAGGTTAGACGTCATAATAACAATAGCATTACGAGCGTCTGCTTTCTTGCCGTTGCTGGATGTAACAAAACCTTCGTCCATTAGCTGTAAGAGTACATTACTAACGTCCGGGTGTGCCTTTTCGATCTCATCAAATAGAATAATACAGTTAGGATTCTTTTCAATGGCGCTGATCAACAATCCACCGGCAAGGTTGCTGTCATCGAATCCCACATAACCTGGGGGAGCACCGATAAGCTTGGCCACACTGTGCTTTTCTTGATACTCACTCATATCATAGCGCAACAGTTTCATGCCAAGGTACTCGCTGAGTAGTTTTGCCAGTTCCGTTTTACCAGTTCCTGTGGGACCCAAGAACAAGAAGTTGCCAATGGGTTTATTAAGTGCTTTAAGTCCTGCCTTGCTGACATAGATACGTTCCAGGACCTTGTCAACAGTTTCGTCTTGCCCATACAGACGTTGTTTGATGTTGGTGTCCAACTGTGTCAAGTTGTTGGTAGATTCTGTACCAATTTGGTCACGTGGAATCTTGGTAAACTTGCTTAGGATATCAATGATATCTGTGCGAGTCACTGTAAATGGATTACCACGAATCTTTAGACGAGCAGCCGCGGTATCAATCAAGTCAATGGCCTTGTCGGGCAACTTTTTGTCTGTTTGATAGCGCACACTGAGATCAACTGCGGCTGTAATAGCTTCGTCGCTGATACTACCTTTGTGGAAGTCCTCAAAGTAGGTACGTAGGCCAAGTAGAATCTCCTTGGCCACAGAAGGAGTGGGTTCTTCTACAGTTAGTCTATAGAAGCGACGCATTAAGGCGCGATCCTTTTCAAAACTCTGTGTGTATTCTTCCCAGGTTGTGCTGGCAATAACCTTAATCTGGCCCTTGTTAAGTGCAGGCTTGATCATGTTGGCAAAGTCTACACTGCTTTGACTACCGCCCCCGGCGCCACGCATTTGATGTGCTTCGTCAATGAACAAGACAGTCTTGCCCTTGACACTTAGGGCACGGATAACATCCTTGAGCTTTTCTTCAAATTCTCCGCGATACTTGCTACCGGCCAGCAATGATCCAATGTCCAGGTTGTAGACAGTGTAGTCCTTGAGATACTCGGGTACTTCACCTAGGTGAATCTTTAGTGCCAATCCTTCGGCAATGGCAGTTTTACCTACACCAGGGTCACCAACTAACAATACATTGCTCTTGTTACGTTTGGCCAATACTTCGGCAATCTCATCAATCTCGGAATCTCTGCCAATAACTGGGTCAATCTTTTTGTTTGCACTTTTCTCACTGAGGTTATCGCAGTACTCTTTAAGAATCTCGTCGGCTTTCTGACTGACAGCGGCAGCACGGCCCGGAATCTCACTGTAGTTCTTATTGTAGAAATGTGCAAAGGCCTGACGGTCGATGCCGTACTTCAAAATAAAGTATGCGGCATGACTGTTTGTTTCTGCGGTGATACTTAAGAACAAATCAATGATTTGAATATGCCCGCGCCCACTAAACAAGACCTGTGTCAGCGCACGATTAAACACACGCTCCAGAGCATGAGTTTTCTTTGGACCATTTTCCCCGTCCATGACACCACTGACTAGATATGTTTGCCCTTCTAGATACAAATCAAGATCTGCATCAATGCCCTCAACATCTACGCCAAAACGTACTAATAGTTCTTTGAACGGCTGAAAGCGTACTAGGCTTAGTAGCAGGTGCTCGAGAGTTACATACTCGTGTTTACGGCTTTTAGCAATCTCTGTGGCACTGTTAATAATAACTTCAATTTCAGGATTTGTTTGGATCATATAGTTTTAAGTTAAACGATTTCTCGTCTTAGGTTCTCAAGTTTGCGTAGTTGATCTGTAGTTAGGTTAGTAGGAACAGTTAACTCCATTATCAGAATAAGACTACCACGTACTGGGTGATCCAATGCCCATAGTCCTTGCCCTTGAATTCTAAACTTTGAACCATGTTGGCTACCAACTGGTACACTCCATTCGAACTCTTTGCCGTCTAGTCCTTTAACAGTAACAGACGTTCCGGTAATAGCGTCTAGACAGTTTAACTTAATCACACGTATTAAGTCAATGCCTTCGACGTAAAAATCCGGATTTGATTTTATTCGAAACTCTATGTAAAGGTCCCCGGGTGGAAGATCTTGATGTGTATGATCTCCGTAGCCGGCGTACTTCATTTGTGTTTGGGTAGATACACCGCGTGGAACCTCAACAGTGACAGTCTGTCTGGTTCCGTTGATATGTTTTACACTGATATGTTTGGTCTGTGGTTCCAGTGTGTCTGCTAGATCCAAATCGATGGCCACACGCAAGTCTCGATTTCTACGCTGCCTGTTGAACCCATTGAATGGGTCGGCGTGATTAAAGCCACGAAATATATCTTCAAAGGGACTACCACCAAAGCTAAAGTGGAACCCACCAGGATGACCGCCAGAACCAAACTGATGAAACCCACTCTTTTGGGCTTCCCATTCTGCTTTCTTTTGTGGATTGCTAAGAACGTCGTAGGCCTCTTGTATTTCCTGAAACTTAGCAGAATCACCACCTCTGTCGGGGTGGTGTTTCATAGCCAGGCTACGATAAGCTTTCTTTACTTCGTCCTCGCTGGCGCTTTGATTGACGCCTAGAGTGCTGTAATAATCTTTCATTGTACCTAATAATACTCCCGATATTATAATTTATAAATCGAGATAGGTCAACGGCTAATTATTTCTTTTGGCCGGGTACTTCGTGTCCTTCGAGCTTCTTGTGTACTTTGATTTTCTTACACTCTTGTACAGGCTTGCCGTCCTTGCCCATCACAGGCTTGCCGTCCTTACCTACCTTGTCGTGACATACTTCTTTGACTTCTGCTTCAGCTAAAACCACTGCTGGTGCCAGAAGTGCTAGAGATAAGATTAATGCTTTCATGTTGCTCCTTAGATTAAAGGTTGTGGAAACTCTGGAGGAGCTTTCTTACCACCAAAGCCTACTTGTACTGAGCCAAAGTCGTTACCTGGTACTACCGCCCCGACTGCATCAAGATTGGGGCTGGGTGCGCCGGCTGCTGGGAAGCTCGCTGTCGCTGCTCCATATGCTGGACTTGCTCCAAAGCCTGTTGATGCTGAGCTGAAGCTGCTTGGCGCAGGCGAGCCAAATGCTGCTCCGCCAAACGATTGTACTGGTGATGAAGTGGTTCCAAACGCATTGCTAGATCCCCCTGATGGTGGTGTTGGTGATGGTGGCTTGTCCCACCCTTTGTTTGCTGCTTGTAGAGCAGATTTTTGTGCATCCTTATCTCCGCCGGCCAGCATAATACCAGACAGTGTTCCTGTTAAGAATGTAGCAATAGGAACAATCAACTCAAAGAACTTTTGATCAATGGGGCTGATTGCGTTGAGTGGTTGTGTTACAAATATTAAACTATACAACACAACAAAAACAATACCGGTTAATGTTAGTGCCAAACAGATGCCGATAAAAAACTTCAAACGAGCCATTAACTGCTCTTCTGTGTATAAGATTGGTGTATTATTTTCCACAGTGTGCTCCTTGAGGTGCTGCGGCAGTACAAACTGGCGCAGACGGTGTAGTAGTTGATTGATTGACTTCATCTTTTGGTAATCCTAATCTTGGATCTCGTTGACCTTTAAAAATATGTTCTGGACAGGTTCTTGTTACGTCACACAAGGGCTTTTGACAAAAGTCTTTATCCCAGTTATTTGGGTCTTGGCAAGGATAACGAAACCTGTCGCCACTGCACATTGCCATTCCGATTGGCAACGCTAACAGTATTAAAAGGTATTTAACTAGTTTATGGTCGTGCATAGTCGAAACTCAGTCCTTTTTTCTATTTATGCAGAGTTATTATATTCGGGCTCTCTGCCCAGAATAAATATTTTCATGCGGGCAAGCCATTTAAGCAAGGATAAGTTTGGTTTTTATCAAGTTGGAAACTTTCGAAGCTACAGCAAAGTAGAAGCCATTGAACTCAGTAATCGTACTGGGGAAAAACTCCACTGGAATTTTAACGATCTACAGTTTGGGTCCTATAACTGGAAAATAGAGCCCACAGAATCCCTAAAAGAACTGTATCAACAACGTGCCAGGCAGATACGGGAACGCTACGACTATATTGTACTTTGGTGGTCGGGCGGAGCAGACAGCTATACTATGTTACGTGCGTTTGTGGATGCAGGCTTGCACGTGGACGAACTAGCCACATTCCACAACTATGGCGGAGACGGAAGTTGGGATTCTTATTTAAACAGCGAAGTTAAAAGAATGGCCATGCCTGTGGCGCAAGAAATTCTTTCAAATAGTCCTAACACCAAGTTTAGACTAGTTGATCTGGCAGACTTGCAGAAAGACCTGTATAGCAAGGACGATAATAGGTTTGATTTCCTCTACAAGGCCAATGCTGTGTTTAGCCCTAACCAACTGGCTAGAACACGCTATATCAGAGAAGTTGAAAAAGACTATCAAGATCTGTTTGCTCAGGGCAAAACTGTTTGCTTTGTCTGGGGCATGGACAAGCCTAGAATCTGCTACGAGCTAGATAATCGTTACTCCGTTAGATTTGTTGACATATTGGACAACTGTGTTAATCCACAGATACAGATGTTAGACCGTCCTTGGGAAAATGACGAGTTCTTTTACTGGAGTCCAGATAGCAAAGATCTTTTGTGTAAGCAGGCACATATCATTGTAAGATACCTTAAAAACATACCTGAAGAAGATGTAAAATCTCGCTGGGTATCTACCAAGCCCAACGCACTAGGGTTTGGAAAGGTCAATGGCAAAACTATGTTTTTAACCAATGACGGGCTGCATAGATTGATCTACGAGGACTGGGACCCTGACAACTATAGCAGTGGCAAGCACACATATCTAATGATGTGGAGTCCGCGGGATGATT